AGACCGAACCGGATCCCTGGGAGATAGATGCTTGGTGCGTGACACAGCGTTTGCCGCCGGGTCTGAGATGCGGAGTGCTGGAATCGCCCACCCGTGCTGCGCCGCGGCCATTGATGACCACGTCACTGCTGCCAGTGGCTATCACATAAGAACTACAGTGTTTTACTCCGGCGTCGCCTTGTCTCGCGGCTGCTGGCATGATCTACCTCCGTCCATTTTACTGGACCATGCAGCGAGATCGTCAACCAGTTATGATAGATTTGCGTACTGGGGCGATGCCCGTGGTAGCCTGTATCCAACTGTCGCGCACGTCATCGCGGGTTTCCGCGATCATGGCCCAACTTGAATTATTTAGCCTGACAGTTTTGTCCTGGTTTGCAGAAAACAGCGCGGGCATCATCTGCAGGCCCTGCTGGCTGATCACTGTCATTATGGGGTGCTCGATGATCATGTGATCAGGGTTGATCTCCAGGATACGAGCCACGAATTCTTCGCCCGTGAGGAGTTTGAAAGTGTATATTTGGTCGATTTCGGGTTTCATAGTGTTTGGTTTTTGAGAGAGTTGCGCAGTTCGATTTCAGATAGTATGTCTTCTGTGCTCATCTTACTTAAACCAGTCCAGCCACCCTCGACGAATATCTTGCCGTCCATGAAGATCTGGGGCACAGTGCGCAGTCCTTTTTGCACCATGAGATCCCGGGCTTCCTCATCTTCTTCGATGTTGATCTCCCGGAAATTGATATTTTTGGCTTTGAGGAAATTTTTGGCCTGCACGCAGTAGGGGCAAACAGTTTTAGAATATATGGTCAGCATTATAGAGAAAGTCCTGAAAGTGTTGATGCGTCTACGTCTTGTTTGGTACCGCCGATCACATAGGAAGTGATCTCGGTCTCTTGGGGTGCTACCTGCACTTCGGCACCGGCGATCCATTTCTGCGTCCAAGGCAAGGGATTGCTGCCACCTCGGATCTGCGTGGGTACACCCACAGCAGTCATGCGCTTGTGGCCGATCCAGTCTACATAGTCACTCAGCAGTTGCTGATTGAGACCGATCATGGATCCATCCCGGAACAGATAAGCGGCCCAGTCTTTTTCTTGCTGGATGGCCGATTCGTACATCTTCGCCACTTCGGGCATGCACTCCTCGCGGATGCGTGCAAAGTCAGGATCATCCTGGGGCAAGATCTTCAACATCTGCTGAGTAAATGCCAGATGCACGTTCTCGTCTCGGGCGATAAGTTTAATAATCTTTGCGTTGCCCTCCATCTTCTTGAGCTCCGCAAACGCCCATGAGCAGGCGAAAGACACATAAAACCGTATACCCTCGAGAACATTGACCGAGGCCAAAGCAAGCCACAATTTTTTCTTGAGTTTGTATTCATCGATCGTGACTTTCTCACCGTTGATGGTGTGATTACCGATACCCAGCATCTGATAACGAGTGCTGTAGTCAACCAGATCATCATAATACTTCGTGATGTCTCCGGCGCAAGAGATGATCTCCTCGATCTCCAGCATCTGATCAAACACTTCGCTGGGGTCGCTGTAGACGTTGCGGATCAGATGTGTATAACTGCGGCTATGGATAGTCTCATTGAATGTCCAGGTGGCGATCCATGTCTCTAGCTCCGGTAGGGTCGCCAAGGGCAGGAAACCCAGGCTAGGACTACGACCTTGCACCGAGTCAAGGAGTATCTGCCGCTTTAGGTTTGAAGTAAAGATGTGCTGCTCATGGTCCGTGAGATCTTTGAAATCCTTGGCATCACGCAGCACATCGACTTCTTCGGGACGCCAGAAGAAACCCAACTGTTTGTCAGTGAGTTTGTCAAACTGGCGATATTTCAGCGTATCATACCGCTGCATGCCCACACCGCCCTGTGGATCCAGGAAGGCCAGGCTCTGGGTATGATCTCTATTCTTTTTTAGATTTAAAACGCTCATGTAGTCCTCTTAGATTTTACAACTATCGCAATCTGCGTCATCATTTTGTAGCGTGGTGTCTACTTCTAGGTTGATACCATGCCGTACGTTCAGCTTGTCAAGGTCGATTTCGCCTTGGCCGTCATAGGTGTTGAAATAGTATAACTGTTTTCCACCGTATTTGTAAAACATCACCATGTGCCGCAGCATGTCCGACATGGGGATCTTTTCATCCTCATAGTGCTGTGGATTGTATGATGTGTTTACACTGATGCCTTGGTCTATGTATTTTTGCAGCACTGCCATGATTTTCAAATAGCCTTCGGGCGAACGCTGGTCCCAAAGCAGTTCATATTTGTTCTTTAGGCGGCGATATTCGGGCACGACTTGTTTGAGCACACCGTCTTTGCTCTGCTTGATCGATACGTAGCTGCGCGGAGGTTCCACGCCATTGGTGGCATTGGAGATCTGGGCCGAAGTCTCTGCGGGCATCAGGGCCATCAGCGTACTGTTGCGGATGCCATGCTCCTGGAGGTTGCGGCGCAGGCCGTCCCAGTCCACGTGATTGGTGGGAGTGACCAGTTCATCCACTTCGCGCTTGTAGGTGTCCACGGGCAGGATGCCTTGGTGATAGCGTGTTTCATCGCTCTTGGGACAGGCACCATATTCTTTGGCCAGATCCACTGATGCTTTGATCAAGTAGTAGGACCAGTGCTGTGCCCAACGATCCACCACTTCCAGCGCCCGGGGATCACTGTAGGAGAGATCGTTCTTGGCCAGCCAATAGGCCAGATTGATGATGCCTACTCCCAAGGGACGCCGATTCTCTGTAGCGATTTGCGCCGCTAGGATCGGATAGTTTTGGTATGTGAGTAGGGCATCAAGACCGCGCACCGCCAGGGTGCAGGCACGTTCCATGTCTTCGGGATCACGGAACACGCCCCAGTTGATGGCTGACAGAGTACACAGCGCGATCTCACCTTCGGGATCATTGATATCATTCAATGGTTTGGTAGGAAGATTGATCTCGCAGCAGAGATTGCTCTGGCGTATGGGCGCGAACTCGGGCCGGAATGAACCATGTGTATTGGCATGGTCTACATTCATGAGATAGATACGACCAGTGTCTTTGCGCTCCTGCATGAATCGTGTGAACAGATCCACGGCCTTGATAGTCTTCTTGCGCAGTTTGTTATTGCGCTCGGCCTTTTCGTACAGCTCGCGGAAGCGGTCCACGTCGGTATAGAATGCGTCCCACATCTCGGGCACATCGTGCGGCGAAAACAGGGTGATGTCACCGTTGCTGAGCAGGCGTTCATACATGACTTTGTTGAATTGTACGCCATAGTCCATATGGCGTACACGGTTATCATCAGTGCCTTTGTTGTTTTTTAGGACCAGCAAGTCTTCTACTTCGAGATGCCAGATGGGATAATAGAGAGTGGCTGCACCATTGCGTACACCACCTTGGCTACACGAGCGGGTGGCAGCCTGGAAAAGTTTGTAGAAAGGTATAACGCCTGTGTGATATGCATCTCCGTTGCGGATGGGTGAGCCTATGGCGCGGATACGACTGGCGCCGATGCCTATGCCAGCCTTCTGACTGACGTACTTTACTATTGAGCTTGCAGTGGCGTTGATCGAGTCGAGACTGTCGCCAGTCTCGATCAGCACACAAGAACTAAACTGGCGTTGCGGAGTACGCACGCCGGCCATCACAGGAGTGGGTAGGCTGATCTGGTGCGTAGAGATAGCATCGTAATAGTCGCGCACCCACATCATGCGTGTGTCCCGGGGATATCCACTGAACAGAGTGGCCGCGATCAATACATAGGCCACCTGCGGTGTCTCGTAGATGTCTTTGGTCACGCGATTCTGCACCAGATACTTGCCACGGAACTGCTCCATGGCTGCATAGGTCAGCTCTTCGTCACGATCGTGCTTAATGAAACTGTTGATACGATCCCACTCTTCCTCGCTGTAAGCGGTCAGCAGTTCAGGATCGTAGAAGCCAGCCTGCACATTCTGCCGCACCAGGGCCAAGATGTGCCAGGGCTCAAACTGTCCATAGACCTGTTTGCGCAGGTGATAGCAGATCAAGCGGCCAGCCACGTATTGATAGTTGGGGGTTTCTTCCGAGATAAGATCGGCTGCTGATTTGATCAGGGTTTCTTGTATGTCTGCGGTCTTGATGCCGTTGTAAAATTGTATATGGCTTTTGATTTCTACTTCGCTGGCTGAAACTCCTGTGATGCCCTCTGTGGCCCAGAACACCACTCGGTGTAGTTTTTCTAGGTTTAATTCTGCTTTGGTTCCGTCTCTTTTTTGTACTTGTATTTGCGTCATGTTTCAACTCATCAATTGAGGTAATGCCACGCTGGATAGCGTTTTAGTTATAATAATTTTTTGGGATGCGATATTTAATATCCGACCAGTTTCCCAATTCAACACATATATCCCATCATCGACCAGGACTAAATGTTGATCAGAAGTTTGTGCTAAGGATATTACCGAGGCGATTCCACAAAAGTGTACAGTATACAGGATTCCCAGCGCCCGAGCAAGATCGCAGAATTGGTTTTCTTCCAAGAGCTGCCAGGGATCAGGCCAGGATCGCCAATCATCCCAGTGCAACCGATAAGGACACCATGGGCGTTCAAACCACCAGTCATTGATGG